CTCTGTTAGCTCCTCGGTGTTTTTGTAAAGGTTGCCAAACTTTTCCTCACGCCGGTCAATAATCAAAAGCTTGCCCATTGTGAATACGGCATACCAACCGTAGTTATACATCAAGCTCATCTCATTGGGCTTGTTTACATAAAATGCTGGGTTCTCATTCATTAGTTTCTCCTTAGTGGGAATGCGTCAGCCAAGCTGTAGTCCTGACCAGATTCCCAATCGATTGTGCCATCCTCTTGTAGGATGACTCCTGCTTGCTTATAGATGGTTTCGTCAATTTCTACACAGTAGTCATCAATCTCCCCATCTTTGATTGTTGCTTCTCCGATAAAGCAAACGCCTTCCTCGTAGTAGCGGTGTTCAACCTCGACCGGATACTTCTCGGTGAATTGGGCCCAGAAGTTGATGTTCGGTGCCCAAGCTGTCTGGTAGCTCAAGAGAATCTGACCAACATCATTACTTCTGTAAGCGTCAGAAACATCCCACTTGGTTCCCCAGTTAGCTAACGACCAGTCATACCAGTTGTCGTATTCGATACTTGTGTTGCCAGCTAGAGCGCTTGTGAACTTGTCGCTACCGCCAGATGAGGTGGTATCCCTCAAGTGCTCTGGTAGTGGCACAAAGTCGTTCATCTGGAAACCGTTTTCGTTTTCGCTGATGATGTTGTCAATCTCGGTAAGGACTTCTGGTGAGCCCTTGATTACTATCTCGTTGTCGCACCAATTTGGCATTAGACATTCTCCATTTCATATTCAGGTAAATTACCAAGCCACTCAAGAAGTAGCTGGCGTGTTTCATCTCGGGTTAGGAAATCAAACCCTATCCAGTTGTCGTAGTCGGTGAGTCCGGTTTTGATTACGGCTTCTGGGTCATCCCCCTCGATCAAGTAAGCCACCAAGCTGGGCTGGGTCGCCAAATCGAAAGTGATTGAGTAATACTTGCTTGTGTTGGTCTGAACCGTTCTTGAAGTAGGGTCATAAGCCTGCTCGTAAGCGGTCAAGGTCAAGGACTTATCATCTTGCGACCATACATTTAGGTCGTAGTCATCTCTTACAGTCATTAGTAAATCGGTGTCCCTTCTGAATCAGTAATCGAGAAGTTCTCCTCGAGCAAGGATGGCCCCTCTGACTGAATCGATAGCATAAGCTCCTCGACCGAGTTAGCCATTACATACTCCATAAAACTCTCAAAGCTGTAATCGTTATCGTTGTCTTTGATAATCTCTAGGAACTGCCCTAGCGTCTGTTTGGTGTTCCAAGTGATAGTTAGTTGGGCATTTAGGGTCTGCCCGACTCTCTGAAGCACTCCTTCAATAATGTCGTTGTCGTTCATTACTTTCTCCTTTGTTATTGTGTTATGTCTAACCGTATTGGTTTTCGAGGTGGTTGTCAATTGCTTGGTCAAAGCACCGGTCGCATTTTAGGAACCAGCTTTTCTTGACCCCGAAAGGTCTGCCGACAATAAAGCCTCCAGCGTCGAACCCTTCATACTGTTGGGTATTTTCTGTTGTGAGTATTGTGTCGCAGTCAGCGCAAATGTGAATCGTGTTCATTATGCGTTTCCTTTCATTAGTTGGTCTTGTAGTAGTTCATTTGCTTCTTCATACTCGCTTGGGTGGTCGTAAGAATCTTCCCAAGTTTCAGTTTCGGTGTCCCATACTGAACCCTCATCAAAGTTGATTGAAACCTCGTGGTCAATAAAGAACTTGCCATCCTCGACGACAACTACGAAATGGTGTTGTAGCATTATGCGTTCTCCTTTGGCTTTGAGATTCTCCACTCTAGGGTTTCTAGCGTGTCCTCGTCATACTCGCCGGTCGACCGCATTTCTGCGATTGAGTCGAGGATGTCGTTGATTACTGATTCGTATTCATCTGAAGTCATTATGCGTTCTCCTTTTTGATTAGTTGGTAATTCCAGATGGTCGTGAGCAGAATCAAGCTTGCGAGCGCAAGCAGGGCTCCGTTCCCAATTCGGGTGGCAATCGCCTGTGTGTGGTATTCAGTTGTAGTCCAGAACAGAATCTGGTTTACGGTTGCGTCAAACAGAGCTACAAACATAGCTACGCTGGCGACAATCTTTAGCTTTCTCATTTTTCTCCTTTGTTGTATTACCAGCTCGACTGATAGTAAAAGTCGTAGTTGTTGAATTGCGGTGAGCGCAGGTAATTGGTAATTCTGGACTGGGTTTTCTTGAGTCCATCAAAATACCAATCGTCATACTGAGTCGAACCGAAGAAGAAGCCGTCGGTTGTGGGCAGTAGTTCGTGTGCTAGCTGGCTATTGTCGAGAACCTTTAGGCAGGTGTCTGCCAGCTCTTGTAGCTGTTCTCTGGATACCCAATATTCTTTACAGTTGTCCTCGCCATTTTGGGCGTTGCGAACGAACCAGTCGTGAATACCATTTTGCTTGCGCCAGTAGATAACCGGAATGCTGATCGTCATATTTAGCATTTCGGAATCGAGCTGGTCTGGTGTTAGTTCGAGGGTTTCTAAAATCTCGTCAAACACTTCTGGGTTCTTTTTGTAATAGTCATTGTTGGATGTGTAGGTTTTTGCGTATAGATACATATCTAGTCCCATATGGGTTTTCTCCTTTGTTAGATGTTTTTCAGAATAGCAAGTATTTGGTCTACCTGCTCGTCGGTTAGTGTGTCTATTGCTTCTTGGTCAATTAGGTCTTTTGGTTCCCAAATTTCCATTTGTTGTTCTCCTTTTTGTTGAAATGTTATTTTGATTGTATACCAATTGTGTGAAAAAATGTTGCGGTTTTGTAAAATTGTTGGGTGTGTCGGAATTTATTTTTGGGGTTTTTGGGGGTTTTGGGTCAAATATGGTTCAGTTTGGTGCGTATTTGACCCAGATGGGGGTGGTTTCTACTACATAGTATTTATATATATTATATATTATTATAATATATATAGTAATAATACAGAGAGAGCCAGTTTTTTTATTTATCGAGGTGAAGCTTACACCACGACATAGCGAACTGGTCTAATTGTTTGTTCGATAGGTAGCCCATCTCTACAAAGTCCTCGACTGAACCCATAAACATTCCTGAGTTGTCGAAGTATTCCCCGAACTCATTTGCCCAGTAATCTACCACTTTTGGATAGCCGTAATACTCTGGCTCCTGAAGTCCTTGACCGGCTGGCTTGGGCATTGACTCATCCCAGTAGAAGCTGTCTAAGTCCTCGCCATAGTAGCCGTCAAGAACCTCGGCATAGTAGTCGTTTGGCAAAAATAACGCTGGGTCATTGTTGCTTGGGACTGAGTGCCCTCCAGAGGTCATAGAACGCCAGCCACCGTATCCGCCTGAGAACTTCTCTACATACTTAGGGTCAATATCTGGCAGGGTTTCTACATTGACTAGGGCACCGTTCTCGATCGTCAGAAGTGTGCGCTCTGAGATGGTTTCTAGGTAGATGGCATCTAGCTTGGCATTGTCTAGGGCTGTAAGCAACATAGCCTCGGTCGAAGCAAATACGAACGAACCGTCAGCGAGCATAGCGATAACTAGCGGTGAATAGCTAATGCGAGCAACCTTGAGTGTAAGCCGGTCGTTGTCATCTAGCCACGCAACAGAAGCGTCGCCGTCTAGCTTGTCGAAGCTGTCGGTATTGCGCTGGAACTCCTGAAGCAACGCTGGGATAACGCTGGAATCTACTTCTGGCAAGGTGTGTGGAATCTCGCCACGAACGGTTTGGTGATTGTAGATAACGCCGTTGTGAACTAACGCAACAGAACGGTCTGGCGATAGAACTGGGTGATTGTTGGCATTGTCAGTTGTAGAGCCGTGTGTAGCGTAGCGAGTGTGTAGAACTGCTACACGACTGCCTCGGGACATTGGCTTCATAGATAGCTGTGCGCCAGCTACATCACGCTTGTAGATACCCGAGCCAGTGCTAGACTGCCACGCATAACCAGAAGCCTGATTGCCTCTTACATCCATCTCACGCAATAAAGCCTTAGCTAACTTGCGAGGTTGAATTCTTGAATTTGTTGATAATGAAAAGCCTGCGATTGAACACATAACTATCACGCTCTCTTTCTTTTTTCTATGTTGAGTTGTTATATATAAAGTCTATTGGATAAATAAAGTTATGTCAAGTAAGCGACACACCGGAAAAAGCCTCAGTTCCGAATCGGTATTCTTGCGCCCAAGAGAGAGGTATGAGTGCTCTGTGCCCGACTCGGAACTGAAGCCGTAAATACCAAGCTACCCCACCGACCATCAGTTGTCAAGTCTATTTGTCTATTTGGGAATTTGCGCTCGCTAGGCACAAGTTTGGCATTTGGGAATTTGCGAGCGCTCGGGCACTCGCTCGATCGATTTGGGAATTTGCGCTGGCGCTGGCACCCACACGCATTTGGGAATTCGGGCGAACGCTGGCACCCACGCAGGGGCAGAATAACGCTGAGAGTTTCCTGAGAGTTTCCTGAGAACGATTAGGCAGCTCAAACCCTGAGAGATTCCTGAGAGATTCCTGAGAGTTAGCTGTTAGGACATTTGTTCGACTAAAGCAGCCTAAAATCGCAGATCGAAAATCGAACAAGTGTTCGACCCCTGCCCGACCCCGACAGATTCCCCGACCCCGACCCGACCAAAACCGCCCAAAAGGGCAGACCCTCCAGAACGCCACAGAACGCCCACAGAAGCCACAGACCCCCGAAACCGCCCGACACTATGCCCGACCCCTGAAAACCCCCCTAGCGAGGTAATTGCGGAAACCTACAAAAAAAGCCCGAAAAGTTTGGAACGACACGCCGAGGAAAAAAGGTGCCAAGACTTGACAAGGCTATGTCTAATGGTGTTGAATAGAACCAAGGCAAAAGCCCCGACACACCAAGAGAGAGAGAGCTAAAAAGATGACCGCTTACAACAGCACCCGCGAACAGGCAGAAGCAACCGCGCAACAGTTCGCCGATTACGCAAGGGAGCTAGAAAGCGCAACACCGCAAACCCTGAAAAGGACTTGGGGCTTCGAGATTGAAACCCCCGACGCCGACATAATCGCCAACCGACTAAGCCACGCCGAGGGGAGAGTTATAGATTGTAAACAGGACGGAAGCGTTACGGGAGGCAACCAAGAATGTGATTGTGATTGCCGTTCTTGTGTCTACCATGATTGTAATTGCGACAATTGCGAGGACAACAACGACGGAGAGCCAGAGCACGATTGCGGGAACTCGGAGTGTATGGGACAGTATCAGGAGCTAACCTCAATTGGAGGACTAGACACCACACACCCCGAAGCCTTAGACATACTCACCCGCTATGGCTTGGAGAATTGCGACATCAACGAAAGTTGCGGGCTTCATGTTCATGTCTGGGCAGGGGACTTGACCCCCTTACAGGTCGCACGAGTCCTCACCATTTACCGCCTAAGCCAAGACACAATGAACACGCTGGCAGGGCGCTCTGGTGTCTACTACGCCCAGAACAACCCAACCGAACACGAGGACGCCACACGATTGGGACACAACCCAGACGGGCGCAAATATTGGGCCGTCAATGTGAACCCCTATTTCAACTACCTAAACAACGGGACAGGCGTGCCAACGATTGAGTTTAGGCAACACGAGGGAACCAACGACACCAGCCGAGTAAGGGCATGGGCTCGCCTAATGGTTGCTATCTTGGACTACGCCAAAACAGACCGCCCCTTGTATTGGATAGGCAAAGCAACCGACTTGAGGGAATTGCTGACCGCCCTAATCTAGCCCCAGACCGCCAGAGGGCGAGAGCGCAACCCCTAGCCTCTCGCCCTTTTGGCACACCCAACCAAAGAAATCACTTTATTGGTAATTTTTTAGCTCGTAACGAGTCTAGGAACCGTATGAGTTCAATCGCCAAAATCAGCCATTTAGGACCACCCCCCTTATAATAAGAAACATGAAGTTCATTGTCAAAATGTGGGGGAGCGATCCCTTGATTTTTGACATCCGACTTTTTGATGGAGTAGACCGGGATGGCATAAATGTCTACATCTGCAGAGTCAACAACGCAACATTTTATTTCGAGTCGAAAGCAGACGATGAAGTCTGGACCATCCTCGACAACGCAATCTTTGCACTAAAAGAATTCAGACAAAAAGAGGCGAGCTAAAAATGGCAGACTCAAAAAATTTCGCCACACAATTTTTGACCAAACCAGCATCAAGCAGATCACTCACCGACCCTGTGCCCGAAGAAGAACCTGCAGAGGAAACCGAACTGCCAACGCCTCAGTTAATGATTGACAGCCTGTACCAGATTCTGATGAAGCGCCTTGATGAGATCGAAGAAAAGATTGACAAACTAAATGGGTAAAGAAGTAGCAGCACTAGATGAGATTCTGCTACGCCTAGCAGCTAACGGTGCCTCAGCAGATGAGATCGAAAGACAAACTGGGATTCCGGCAGCGCAGGCTGTAATGCACATCAAGAAGATTCTGCAGTCGCGCGACATCTGGACCGAGTTTGAGCGCCGTCAGCTTTTGCTTCGAGAACTAAACGAACTCAAAGAGTCAATGCGCCAGAACGCGCTGGAGATGAAAGACCCGCAATCAGCACGCCTGTTGTTGCAGACGCTACAGACAATCGCCCAAAGGTTAGATTCTGAACAAAAGCAGTTGGATGTCGACATCGTGAAGGTAACCGAACACCAAGCTAAGGTGATGGGCCGGGCGTTTGACATTGCGTTGAATTACATGAAGACTGAGTTGATGAAGCTCTACCCCGAGGTGTCTCGCGGGGAGCTGGATTCGATTGCACAAGAAGGTTTGATTAAAGCAAAGTACGACCTAGCTGCGGAGAAGTAATGTCGATAAGCGAAACCTGCAGTTGCGGGGCATCTTTCAGTGCCGAGCGTAATGACGAGCTGAAGTTGCTAAACCAGTGGCGTGAACAGCACAAGTGCTCTTACCCCAAGCAAGGCGATTTGGCAATCATGGATACCTCTAGAAATGAATTAGCGCCTGACTTTATCGAGCCTGAACTGCACATTGGATTCAGGCGTACTGAGGAAGATGACGACGATGATTGATGACGTAATCGACAGCGTTGTAAAAGACCTGCAGACAAAATCTAAACAAGAACTTTACTATGATGACCCAGTGCTTTGGGCAGAAGAAGTTCTCGGCGCTGAGCTGTACTCCAAGCAAAAGGAAATGCTGCGCTCACTTGCTGCCAACAAACGCACCGCAGTAAAAAGCGCCCACTCAACTGGCAAGAGCTACACAATGGGAATCGCCGCTTGCTGGTGGGTTGCAACCCGTGGACCGAACTCGCTAGTTGTGTCAACCGCCCCGACCTACGCACAGGTAAATAAGATTCTTTGGGAAGAAATCCGCAAGCACTACGTGGAGCACAACTTGCCCGGCAAGATTACCCAAGGTGACGAATGGAAAGTCCCGGTCGAAGGTTATGACGAAAAGGGAAACAAGCGCGTAATTGAAAAGCAGGTTGCCTTTGGGCGAAGACCTGCCGACATGGACATGAGCGCGTTCCAAGGTTTGCACCGACCTGATGGTGTTTTGTTTTTAATTGACGAGGCAGTTGGTTGCCCGGAGATGATCTTTACCGCAGCAGAAGTTAACACCACCGCTGAGAACTGTCGCATCCTTGCAATTGCTAACCCTGATGATTACCAGAGCGCATTTGGGAAAATCTTTAAGCGCAATGACCAGACCTGGAATCAGATGACGATCTCCGCGATGGACACCCCAAACTTTACCGGTGAGCCAGTGTCTAAAAAACTTGGTGAGCTTTTGCCACAGCCAAACTGGGTTGAGGACATGAAGACCCAGTGGGGAGAGGAAAGCTCCAGATTCAAGAGCAAGATTCTCGCTGAGTTTCCAGAAGAGTCCGACTCAATGTTCTTTACTCAAACCGCAATTGACAAAGCTGTGGATTGCGACCTGCCAGAGAACATGGACATCCCTTGCGTAATGGGCGTTGACGTTGCTCGCATGGGTGATGACTACAACAGCATTTACATCAACCGTGGTGGCAGACTCCGCTTGCACTCAACTTGGAACAAAGTGACTTTGACCGAAACCGCTGGGCGAATCCACAGGGCTGCAATTGACAACGCGGCTACCGAAGTGCGTATTGACGGCTCGGGAATCGGTGCCGGTGTGATTGACATCCTGATGAACGACTCAAGCTACGACCGCAAGAGCTACAGGGTAATCTCAATGATTGGTTCTGGTAAATCCCCAGATACTTTGCGCTGGCTAAACGCTCGTGCTTTGTATTACGACCAGATGCGAGAAAAGATGCAGCAGGGCGTACTGGACATTGACTTTGATGACCAGAAGCTACTAGATGAAATGCTGATGATTAAGTTTAAGTTCTCCCCCAAAGGTGGAATCCAGATTGAATCCAAGGATGACATGCGCTCTCGCGGAATGAAATCCCCTGACAATTTGGATGCTGCAGTCTACGCCTGCGGAGAGATTAGCGCGATTGTTGACAATCCTTATGCCGATTATGAGCAGGGAACTATCTTTAATCTTGACCCATGGGCCATGCTTGAGATGGGCGATAGACGCGGAATGCCGCTATAAAGCATGATAGAATAACTTTATGGAAGATAATCTAGACATTTCTGCTCTTAATGAGCAATTTAAGCGACTTGAAACCGAAAATTTCGAACTTTCTGAGAGTTTAGCTAATCTTTCTATGATGCTAGACAACCAAGGTTGGAATCCTCTTTATGATTCACAAAAGGGCGGAATCCTTCTTGAGGATCTAAAACGCGCTTCACTGCAGCTTCGAGAGCTTGCAATTGGCAATCCACTAATAAAACGAGGCGCAAAGTTACGCTCATCTTACGTGTGGAGCCGTGGAGTTAACTTCCCTAGAGTCAATTCCAGAGTTCGCAACAAGATGTTTAGCACACAAAACGAGCGTTTTATCTTCTCATCTGAGGCTTACGAAGAGCTAGAGATGGCAGCTTACACAGACGGCAACGTCTTCCTGCTTGGTCGTGACAGTGATACACAGTTCACTCGCATCCCACTATCTGAGATCAGCGGAGTAATGACCGACCCTGACAACAACGAAATTGTTTGGGCTTTCCGCAGAACTTGGGACCGCAAGAACGGTCCGATTACCAAAGAGATTATTCGCTGGTACTACACAGACAGCTATCCTTCAAACCGCCGTCGTGCAACTAACGTTCAGAACTCTGCTGGAATTAACGAGATCGCCGAGACCGGCTACACAATGTTTTACCATTCCTTCAACCGTCAGGTTGGTTGGACATTTGGAGTTCCTGACGCGCTATCTGTAATTGCTTGGGCCAGACTGTACCGTGAGTTCCTAGAGAACGGTGCAATCATGACTAAAGCTTTGGCACAGTTTGCCTACAAGCTTTCTTCAAAGGGTCGCAGCGGAATCTCAAACGCTGCAGCCAAGATCGCAGTACCAGATGGTCAGGCTAACCGAGTTGGTGCAACCGCTGCTATGGGTAGCGATGTTGACCTAATCCCAATGCCTAAGGCTGGAGCTGGATACGACTTCGAAAGCGGTAAGTCCCTAGCTTCTATGATTGCTTCTGGTTTGGAAGTTTCGGTTGTTGCACTTCTTGCAGACCCAGGAACCTCTGGTTCTTACAGCACTGCACAGACTCTTGACACCCCGACCCAGAAGGCTATGGAAGTCCGTCAAAGATCTTGGGCCTCACTAATGAAGCGGATTTTGCGCTACTTGGGTGCTCCAAACGAGATGGAAATTACTTGGCCTTCAATCGAAACCGAGCCTACACACCGTATGGTTCAGGCGCTTTCGATGGCTTGGGAATCTGGAATCTTGGAAGCTGATGAGTTCCGTATGGCAATCCTTGACATCCTTGATATTGTGCCAGTTCAGGTCACTCCGCCTCGTGGCGTAATGATGCCAAACAACGTTGAGTACGCAGCAAGCACAACCAACGATGCACCTGCAAATGGTGTGACACCATCGCAAGGTAACTCTGGTGCAGTCGGCGCACTTGCAGATGGCGACAACGAGCTCCGCGATAATAATCTCTAAAAGTTTTCGAATCACCCATGTGGTAGAATAACTTTTAGGTAATTACTTATTGGAGTCATATGGCAATTGAACTAAAAGAGAACTTGCCCCTATCCACAATTTCCGAATCCTCAGGCATGACCAAGCGCAAAAAAAGGCGTTGGGAAGCCAAAGTCATCGAATCTGGATGGGGCTCTTCTGGCTATTACGGCGCTTCAATGCTTGCCGAGTTTGGTCCAAAAGTTTTTAAAGCTGGAACAAAAGTTTTTATGAACCACCCATCCGCAAGTGAAGCATCAGATCGCCCAGAGCGCGATGTTCACCAGCTTGCAGGCAAACTTGTTTCTGACGCTGTATTCCGTGAAAGCGGTCTGTACGCAGAAATTGAATTTTACTCGCATTACGCGCCAATCATTGAAGAGATGGCAGATGATGTTGGGTTATCAATCCACGCTCTAGGCAACGCTGTAGAAGGCGAAGCAGAGGGTCGGCAGGGACCAATCATTGAATCGCTTGTTGAAGACCCCTTCACAAGTGTTGATGTGGTCACAGTAGCCGGAGCTGGCGGAAAATTCGTCGCTCTACTAGAAAGCTACAAACGAATAGGCGAAGCTGCAGAATTTGTAGCAGAAGCCGATACGGAAGGAAATGGAATGTCTATTACCAAGGAAGAATTTGATGCAGCTATTGCTGACCTCAAAGAGACCTTCGTTGAGACTCTAAGCCCACTACGCGAATCGGTTTCGGTTCTTGTAGAGGCAGCTACCCCTGCCGAGACAGAAGCAACTGAAGAAGTAGAAGCAGAAGTTGCAGATGCCCTCGACCCAGTAGAGGTTGCAGAGAAGTTCAACGAGTCAGGACTGCCAAAGGTTGCGCTTTCACGCGTAGCAGAGGCACTAAAGTCCGAATCTAACACCAAATCAGTTGACGAGCTAATCACCGAAGAAAAGGCTTACGCCGACGCTATTCGTGCCGATGTAGCAGCAGCTGAAGAGACTGTTGGATCTGTTCACGAAGCAAAAACTACATCCTTTGCGGATGAGTTTTCTGCAATCACCAGCCGCATCGCCGGCGCAAGAAAGTAAGGAAAAAGTAAATGGCTCTTAATGAAATTTACAAAGATGCAAACAGTCTTGTTTTCCCGGTCAACACTGCAGTAGTATCAGGCAATGTTGTTAAGGTTGGAGACATTGTTGGAGTTGCAGAAAACAGCGCCGTAACAGGTTCAGACGGCAACAAGTACGCTACTCTAAAGCTAGATGGTGCATTCCAGATGGCATCTAAGTCTGGCGACACATTTACCGTGGGTGCAAAGGCATATGGTGTTGCTAACAGCACCACCGGAATCATCCCTGAGGCTCAGGTTTCAGCAACTAGCGCAAAGCTAATCGGTCACGTAATCAAGGTAATCACTGGTTTCGTAGTCGTTCGCTTGGCACAGAACTAAGGAATAGGTAAAAATGACCGAAAACATCACATCACGTCAGGTTGAGGCGGCGAAACTTCTCGAAGGTGCGCTACGCGGAGACCGCAACGACAGAATCAAGCTTCAGGAAGGTATCGCAACTAGCGACCTACCAGTTCAGCTTGCACCAGTTATCAACAAAATCTTGTTCCAGAACTACCAGGAGATTCCAAAGGTCTGGGACCAGTTCGCAACTCGTATTGTTGTAGATGACTTCCGCAAGCAGGAATACCTAAACCTTCGCTACGAAGACAAGGGACTAGACAACCAGGGCGACAAGTTCCGCGATGGTTCTCTACCTACCGTTGGCGAGTTCGACGAGTACCCAACTGCTGGATTCTTCTCAGTAACTGAGACAGACTTCGCAGTCAAGAAGGCTGGACAGAGAATTCGTTTCTCATGGGAAGCTGTTGTCAACGACAACAACATCTCAGTCCTAGAGCGTCTACCTATCGAGCTAGCTCAGAAGGCTGCCGGTAAGGAAGATGAGGAAGTTACCAAGCAGCTTGTAACTTCTTCTGGTCTAAACACCACCAACTTCAAGTCAGGTAACAACAACTTGTTCTCTGGAAACGGTGCACTAACCCTAGAGAACCTAGAGAAGGCTGTCGAAGCTGCTAACCTACAGCAGTACAACGGCAAGATCATTCAGCCAGTTACTCAGTTCGCATTGGTAATCCCACGCGCACTTGAGATGACTGCTCGCAGAATCTTCTCTGTTCAGGAAATCCGCACTCAGAACGGAACCGGAGCTGGTTCAACAGTAACCATCACTGGCAACCCACTAAACGCATCTACATTCAACATCGTTGTAAACGACTGGTTGACTAAGATCAACTCTGGTGCAGGTGCCTACTGGTTCCTAATCCCAACCCCATCAGCAACCCTAAACCCAAGCGTTGTGCTTGGATTCCTACGCGGATACGAGACTCCAGAGCTTCGTGTTAAGGCTGCAGCTGGAAACTACGCAGGAGGCGGAGCTGTCCCAGACAACTACGGTTCCTTCGAGAATGACGACTGGCAGATGAGAATCCGCCACACCGCAACCGGTGGATTCTTCATTCCAGCAGGTACCCTAGTCTCCACAGGAGCAGGTTCCTAAGAAGTAAATAAAAGACCCCCACATAGGCGCTTGCTTGTGTGGGGGTTTTTTACTAAGATAACTGAATAGCTCAAAAATGACCCTAGTACTAACGCAAGGAAAGGTAAGGTCACTATGAAAAAACTATTAGCAATCGCTGCTATGACAATGACACTAACAACCTGTGGAATCACTGCAAATGCGGTAAGCCCAACAGGACAACCATTACAGGAGAGCGACCAACAATCTTTTATTGATTTGTTGATCGATATGAAAGAAACTGAGCAAGCAGAGCTCAGGGCAGAAATAATGCAATCAAGAATCCAATCCCTAAGCAAACATGTCGATAATACTTGGTATGTTTTTTCTGGGATTACGCCAGATGGCTGGGACTGCTCAGGGCTGGTGATGTGGTTTTATTCTGAGTTTGGAATAGAGCTAGAGCACTCCGTGACTGCCCAGATTCATTCTGGAAGGGTTGTTGATGATCCAAAGCCTGGAGACATTGTTGCCTTCAAGCGTAATGGCTCAAGCGTTGGTTATCATAATGGGATTTATGTTGGGAATGACTTATACGTTCATGCCCCAAGGGAAGGGCGAAGAACAACACTTAGCTCGGTATCGGAATACGCAGGGAAACACTCGGATGTTGTTTACACGAGAATATACCTGAGTGTGCTAGAATAAAGGAGCAGCGTCTCTCTCCTTCGCTGTTTGTTGTGTGTGAAAACCCGTCCTGTTGAGCTTATGTTCCGGGGCGGGTTTTCTTTTACCTGATAGAATAGGAGAACTATGATTATTTTCCCGGACTCCAACTTACCTCCGCAATCGGAGGAGTGGGGTGACACGGTTGAGCGCGAAATTAAGCGCATTGATAAAAAAACTGGCGGTCGTGGGGGCAGCTCTGGATCCGATGGAGTTGCCGGTCCACAGGGGCCACAGGGAGAGCCCGGCGAAGATGGCGCTCAAGGTCCAGCTGGTGCTCAAGGGGCTAAAGGCGATAAGGGCGATAAAGGAGATACTGGTGAGCGTGGAATCCAAGGCGTTCAGGGTGAGCAGGGTTTAAAGGGAGATAAAGGCGATACTGGTAACACCGGAGCTCAGGGTATCCAAGGGGAGCAAGGCTTAAAGGGCGACAAGGGGGACACTGGTTCTCAAGGAATCCAAGGAGTAAAAGGCGACAAAGGCGACACGGGAGCAACTGGCTCTCAGGGCATCCAAGGCGAACGCGGTTTAACGGGCGAGCAAGGAATACCTGGTGCAAAAGGTGACAAAGGCGATACTGGTAATACTGGACCAAAAGGGGATACGGGCGCTACAGGAGCAACGGGCGCTCAAGGTCAAAATGGTTTTTCTGCTTATCAAGTTGCTGTTATTGATGGATTCGTTGGTACGGAAGCACAATGGCTAGATAGCTTAGTTGGGGCAACTGGTGCAGCTGGGGCAACTGGGGCGCAAGGTATCCAAGGCATTCAAGGTGTCAAGGGTGACAAGGGCGACAAGGGTGATGCTGGAGATACTGGACCACAGGGTGCTTCTGGCGATAGCTCAACTCACTATCACTACACTGCAAAAACTAACACAACAAGCGGAGACCCCGCAAATCAGCATCTTGGTTGGAATAACGCAACCCAAATAAACTCCACTGCACTTCGAGTAAGTCGCATTGACGCAGATAATCAAGATGATGGAATCTTCCTTGACTTAATTAATCAACACGATGTCTTAATTATTCAGGATAAAACTAATTCTGCAAATTACCAAAAATGGGAAGTCTCAGGCACTCCGACTTATAACGCTACTTGGGATCTATTTCCAGTAACGCTTATCGCATCAGGTGGAACTGGCACAACAAACTTTGCAAATAACCATGCTGTGCTTTTGATTATTGTTTCCGTTGGAAACGTTGGACCACAGGGACCGGCTGGTGAAACAGGAGCGCAGGGACCAGCGGGACCGACTGGGCCTCAGGGCATTCAGGGTATCCAGGGCGTAAAAGGTGACACCGGAGAAACTGGACCTCAGGGCATTAAGGGTGACACCGGTAACACAGGTGCAACTGGTGCAAAGGGTGACAAGGGAGATAAGGGAGATGATGGTGCTGCTTATGGTAATCTTGATGGGGGAAAAGCCAATAGTGTTTATGGTGGGATTAGTCCAATAATGGGCGGAAATGCGGTATTTGTCTAATGGCAATTCAAATTCAACTACGAAACGACACAGCAGCAAACTGGACTGCTGCTAATCCAGTTCTTGCTCAGGGTGAAGTGGGCTTAGAAACTGACACAAGATTATTTAAAATTGGCGATGGTGTAAAAACTTGGTCGCAGCTTTCATATGGTGCGCTAAATGTCACAACAATCGATGGCGGAACCGCCTAATGGTAGAATAGAGATACAATGCCAAATATTCCAACCAATATATCTTACGGAACCGTAACCGGTAGATTTATTCTCGCTTATGGCGACTCAAACGATTCTGGACCAGAGCCAGATGCAATTCCCGCAGCAGGTGCCGTTTACTTCACCGCTTCTCCAGTCTTTATTAAAGACGCTAGCGCTGATCCTGCAGCAGTAACAATTCTTCCTGCAGTTGTTGAGGCAACACTAGATTCTGATGGATACATCTGTGGATTTGGAACAACTCGTGGCGTAAACCTAGTTGCAACAGATGACCCACAAGGTAACCCAGTCAACTGGACTTGGCGTGTTGAGTTTAGACTTACCGACTCAGCTGGAACGCCTGTAGCGCTTCCGGGCTTTAGCTTCTCGCTGCCTAGTGGTCAGACAGTTGACCTTACGGTCCTTTCTCCAGTCCCAGACGCAAACGGAACCTTCTATCTAGTTGGCCCTACTGGTGCTACTGGTCCAGCTGGTCCAGCTAACGTTCTAAGCGTTTCCGGCACAACGACTGGTGCTGCTGGGTCAAGTGCATCTGTAACTATTTCTGGAACCTCACCAAATCAGTCTTTAGCATTTACAATTCCACGAGGTGACCAAGGTATTCAGGGAATCCAGGGTATTCAGGGTATTCAGGGAAACACTGGAGCGACTGGAGCGACTGGTGCAACCGGTATTCTTTGGCAAGGCACTTGGTCAAATACTGTTGATTATATAAACAACGATGCAGTTTTCTATAACGGTGCATCTTGGTTCGCGTCAGGTAATCCACCAGTCGGAGAAATCCCAAGCCTAACTTCTACTTTCTGGTTCCCTTTGGCTTTGCAGGGAGCAACCGGACCGCAAGGTATTCAAGGTATTCAGGGTATTCAGGGTGATCCTGGAAGCCTTAGCAACCTAGCTGTAACTGCCCCTATCACTTACAACTCAGGAACTTCTACAGTAGGCTTTAGCTGGTCGGGTACTACACTTGATGACATCGGAAACGTGTCTGTGGGAACACCGACTAACGGTGACCTGATAAAATGGAATAGCACTTCTAGCCTTTGGGAAAAAACCAACATTATCGATGGAGGAACAGCTTAAATGCCAGTTCAAACTAAAATCCAGATTCGCAGAGACACCGCGACCAACTGGAGCTCGACCAACCCAACACTAGCTTCTGGTGAGATTGGTTTTGACACCACAAACAACCAGATGAAGATCGGTAATGGCTCAACCGCTTGGAACAGCTTAGATTACGCTTCTGGTGGAGCTTCTGTTGAAGTTTCTCAGACTGCACCTGCAAGCCCAGATGTTGGCAATGTTTGGTACAACTCAACCGAGGGTACTTCTTACATTTACTACGACAACTTCTGGGTTCCGCTTTCTCCAGCACTGACTGGTCCAGCTGGTAAGTTCACAACTTCCGACACAGCACCTGCAAGCCCAACAACAGGTGATGGATGGTTCAACTCCTCAACTGCGAAGCTTTTTATTTATTATGATTCCTTCTGGGTAGAAGCTACTAGCAACTACATCGGTCCTACTGGTGCTACGGGTGCTACGGGTGCGACTGGCCCTTCTGGAGATCCCACACTAACCCTAAATCAGCAGACTGCGTCTTACACAGCTGCACTCGCTGATGCCTCTAAGCTAGTTGAAATCTTAAACTCATCTGCAACTACTTTTAGTATTCCAACTGATGCAAGCGTAAACTTTCCAGTCGGTACTCAAATTAGCATTTTGCAAACTGGAACTGGTCAGGTAACTATAGCTGCAGTAACCCCAGGAACAACTACCGTGAACGCAACTCCCGGCTTAAAGCTACGGGCCCAGTGGTCAGCAGCAACTTTGATTAAGCGTGCAGCAAACCTATGGGTGGTCACAGGGGACTTGGTTGCTTAATGAGAATTCTTGGCGTAACTGCTAGTGGATTTACCCCACCAGGAGATTACGAGCTTATTCAAACCTATGTTTTAGGATCTGCTCAATCTTCTGTCACTTTCAGCAGCTTAGGTGATTACTCATCTACCTACAAGCACTTACAGATTAGAGCAACGGCTAGAGTAGCTGGTGCGAGTACAGGAGCAACTCTTACCTTTAGGCTAAACGGCGATACAGGTTCAAACTATTCATCTCACGAAATTACTGGTAACGGTTCAAGTGTAACTTCTTATGGTGAAGCAAATACGACTAGAGGATTCTTTGGTGTTTCACCCGGCAGTAGCTCAACTGCTAACGCATTTGGTTCTATGGTGTTTGATTTGTTAGACCCATTTAGCACTACAAAAAATAAAACAACAAGAACCTTTGGTGGCCAGACAAGCAACAATTTTGTTTATCTTTACTCTAGCTCGCACAGAAGCACAGCCGCAACAACATCTATACAGATTTTTCACGTCGGTGGCTCTGATTTTGTAACTGGCTCTCGCTTCTCTCTCTACGGAATCCGTGGTTAAGTTGCCCAAAGAAATGAGAAAATAAATTGCCTATCCCTACTTATACAGCTATTGCAACCGCAACCTTAACGGCAAATGCAAACTCTCTTACATTTTTAAATATAACCCAACAATATCGAGACATTATTTTGGTAACAAATATGCTTTCAAATATAGTTAATGAAGGATACATTGAATTTAATGCTAGTAGTTCAAATTTTACGATGCTAAGGATGTATGGCTTGTCAAGTTCAGTTGCCAGCAACACTTATACAACTAATAATCCAATAGCAACAACTACTGGAGGAAGTCATCACATTGTACAGATAGTAGACTATTCAGCAACAGATAAGCACAAAAATTTTTTGGTTAGAACTGCTCGAACTCCTGATAATTTTGTTTCCGCATGGGCTGGTAGGTGGGCTAGCACTTCTCAGATTACATCAATAACGCTGAGGCCAAATCCGGGTGCAGGTGCTCAGTTTATTTCTGGATTTACAGCTAGCTTATACGGAATATTAGGCTAGGATATAAGCATGAAACTTATAGAATCTAAAACTGTTGGCACAGCAGTTGCCTCAGTAGAGTTCACCTCTATCCCTCAAGATGGGACTGACCTCTTCCTAACTGTTTCCAGCAGAACTACTGGAGCTGGGCCAGATTGTTTCATTAGACCTAATGGTGCTACTACTAATTTTTCAGGTACACGGCTAAGAGGGAATGGCGTAAATGCTACATCAGTTGCGGAAACTACAATCTATGTAGAGAATTGTGTGTCTACCGATACGGCTTCGACATTTTCTAATAACTCGGTGTATTTTTTTAATTACACTTCTTCAGCTTTCAAGTCAATTTCAATAGACGCTATAAGAGAGAACAACGCCACAGATGCGAGGCAAGCAATTTTTGCTGCTCTTTGGTCTAACACCGCAGCGATTACTTCAATTACGATTGTTCCTAGCTCCACTAACTTTGATGTTGGAAGTACCTTCTCGCTTTACAAAATTACAAAAGGCTCTGACGGAATAGCCACAGTAAGCTAACAAGAAAGAAAAGAAAATGACAGAAATATTAACTAAGGTGATCATAGACTGCTCAACGGGTGAGACCACTGAAGTCCCACTAACATCAGAAGAACTCGCTCAGCGCGAAACCGATCGCCTAGCTTTTGAGGCAGCCGAAGTAGAGCGCCTAGCAGCCGAAGAAGCTCTAGCAGCACTCAAGGCATCCGCGAAGGCAAAGCTAGTTGCCGGCACCCCACTAACTGAAGAGGAAGCCTCTGTGCTAGTTATCTAGCCATAAGGTATAATAAAACCATGCCAGCAATCGATTTTCCAAGCAGCCCTACTAACGGGCAAGAGTTCACATCCGGGAACAGAACCTGGATTTGGGACGGAAGCGTCTGGAACTCTAAGGAGACCACCGCGATCCAAGAGCCTGACATTCAGGCAAACTACATCCTGACCCTGATGTCAGCAATCTAACTAGGAGCTACACTAAATGCCAAATACACCAAAGACGCTCTTTAGAGGCGCTGCGACTACAACTACAAGCACAACTTTGTATACTGTGCCTTCTGCGACTACCGCTGTGGTCACAAACCTTGTTGTTGCTAATACCGCCTCATCCGCTGGAACCTTTACGGTTTCCCTTAATGATGTATTGCTCGCTGACGCTGTATCAGTTGGCGCAAAAGATTCTGTTGTGCTAGATATCAAGCAGGTTCTTGCTACTACTAACACTATCAAGGGTGGTGCTTCGGCAACTACAATCAACTTCCACATCGGAGGAGTAGAGATCTCCTAATGGGCGTTTATAAATTTTCTGCTGCCGGAAGTTTTTTAACAGACAGAATCACATATAAGTCTGCAAAAGCTGGCTTTGCACCAGCTATTCAGTACCTCATCGTAGCGGGAGGCGGTGGCGGTGGACAGGGCTGGAATGACGGTGCCGGTGGTGGCGGTGCTGGAGGAATTTTATCTAGTCAGTCTTCAGAATATAGGCTAGCAACTAATTATGTTGTCAATGTTGGCGCTGGTGGTGCAGGCTCGACGAATGGTGGCACATCCTTCCTTAGCGCCTTTAATGCCTTCGCTCAAGGTGGCGGTTCAGGTGGCCCTGTTTCTCAAATTGCTGGTTCTAATGGTAATTCAGGTGGTTCTGGTGGTGGTGGTAGCCATGGTCAGACAACTCAAACAGGTCTTGGTGGTGCTGGAACTGCCGGTCAGGGTAACAATGGAGGAAACTCCTCTAGCGACGGTGGATTTGGTCAATGGAGCGGTGGTGGCGGTGGTGGTGCCGGCGCTGCAGGCGCAAACGCATCAGTCGGAACAGCTGGAAACGGCGGAGCCGGCCTAAGTTCATCAATTACTGGAACCGCCGTCACTAGGGGCGGTGGAGGCGGTGGAAAAGGAATTACAAACGGTACTGGTGGGGCTGGCGGTGGAGCTGGTGGTGCAACTGCCAATGGCACTGCAAACACCGGTGGTGGTGGACGTGGAGCTGGTGGGCTAGGCGGTTCAGGAATTGTAATTTTGCGCTTCCCATCCACACTTACAATTACTATTGGTGCTGGGTTAACCAGTTCAAGTGCCACAGTCGGCTCTGATACGGTAGTAACATTTACAGCAGGAACTGGCAACGTAAGCTGGGCAGCATAATGAAAGGCAATAAATGCAAACGCTGGAAAGAATTTGCATCACTTGTAAGACCCTAAAGCCTTTCACGGATTTTCATAAAAACAAGCTCACCAAAGAGGGTGTGACTAATAAATGTAAGGTTTGCAAAAATGAAGCCTCACGAATTAGATATGAAAAAAATGGCGCAAAAATGCGAGACCAAATGGCAACACAAAGAAAAGAAAATTACGAGCACAGAATAGAAATAGAGCGAGCCTCCAGATCTAGGCGAAAAGAGTTCCAAAGACCCCTTAAAAACGCTAGGCAGCAAATTCGCAATAGGTTGCTAGAGGCCAAACCCTTTGCCCTGAACAGCAAAGAAATTGCTAAGCTTTATGAAAAGCCTTGCTACAACTGCGGAACATTTGAGAACCTTTCAATTGATCACATTGTGCCCTTGGCGCTAGGTGGCTCACACAGTATTGGTAATTTGATGACCCTATGCAGGAAGTGCAATGCTTCCAAGGGTAAAAAGCTACTGATACAATGGAAAATGTACTTAAAGAAAGTAGGTAACTAAAATCGCACACTACGCATTTTTAGATGACAACAACATTGTCACTGAAGTAATCGTTGGCATTGACGAGACCGAGTTAATCGAAGATCTCGACCCAGAAACTTGGTACGGAAACTTCCGTGGTCAGGTCTGCAAGCGCACTTCTTACAACGGAAACTACCGCAAGAACTACGCCGGACTTGGCTACACTTACGACGCGGAACTTGACGCATTTATTGCACCTAAGCCGTTTGACAGCTGGGTACTTGATGAAGACACCGCTCGCTGGGAAGCACCAGTTGCTTACCCGACTGACGGACTGACATATTCTTGGAACGAAGCAGAGCTTGCTTGGGACCTCGTAGACTTTTCTGAGTAAGGTATAATAAAGCTATGGCAGCGATCGATTTCCCAACCAGCCCAACTTCAGGTCAAGTATTTACCGTCGGTAACATTACTTGGACATGGGACAGCGCAGACTCTGTTTGGCGCTCAACCACTCTTGGTGCGCATGCTACTAGCCACGAACTTGGCGGAAGCGACGAACTAGCATTGGATGCCTCTCAGGTTTCCGGCATCGTTACTGATGCAAATCCACAAATATTCCTACTGATGGGAGCATAATCAAATGCCAACAACTTATAAAGTACTAGGTCA